TTAAAGCAACAAGACTTGGTGACGATTGTGTCATCGTGTCTTTAGACAAAGACTTAGATCAGATATGCGGATGGCATTACAACTTTGTAAAGCATAGTGGTTATTACATCACACCAGAGCAAGGCTTGGTTAAGCTGTATACACAGATGCTGACAGGTGATGCTGCTGATAACATCAAAGGATTGTTCCGTGTTGGTCCAGTGAAAGCAGCCAAAATAATTGGGGACACAACAGATGAACTTGAGCTGTACAACAAAGTGTTGGAAGCTTACGAAGGTGATGCTGAGAGAGTGTTAGAGAATGCTCAGCTTCTTTTTCTACGAAGATATGAAGGACAGATATGGACTCCCCCACAAACTTAAAACCTAATGACATTGCCCTCATCCTCCGTCCTATTATTGTGGATGGTAAATATACAAACACCTTTCAAGTATTAGTCAGTGGCTTTGGTCCACTAACTATCAGTGAAGATGAAGTTAATAACTTGATTGGTATGGCTACGATATTGGCATCAGTGATCCCACACATGGAAGAAGATGAGCAACTAGCTAACAAGCTTGTTGAATATTGCGGTAAGATGTTTGGTGATGTTGGTGACTTCTTTTACAACGCAGACCATGACAGCTTTGGTGATGGCAACTTCAGCATTAACACTAAAACAATTGGTGGTGTGCAATGAATGTAGATGATACACTGGCAACAAGAGCCACTAGATATGGCAACTATAAAGAAGATGTCTCTAGAGTTTCTCAAGCATTGAAAGATATTTTGAGATCTGGTGAAGTATGGAAAGAGATGGATGATGATATGAAGGAAAGCCTTGATCTCATCTGTAACAAGATGTCTCGCATTGTTAATGGTGATCCTTGGTATCATGACTCATGGCATGACATCATTGGCTATGCTAGACTGGTTGAAGAAAGAATTGAAAAGCTATGATCACAGTAGACATTAGTTTAAAAGTATTCTTTAAACCAGAAGACCTACCTAATGTCTATCTGAATGAAGAAGTGTTGAGCGAGGTGATCATTGAAAACCTCACAGCCTCATTGGAAAAAATGGATTCATATGAAGTGGTATTCAAGCATGTGGATGTAGAAGGACTAGAATGAAAATCAACTCTGTAACAATTAGAGAGGCAAGCAATGGCTTTGTTGTTGAGCATCTTGCTGAATCCGAGTATGATAAATTCCTGTCTGAGTTTGTTGCTCTGGATGTTGACGAAGCACTGGCAATAGCCAGAGATTTATTTGTGCATTACGATGCTGCTGACATGTCGCATTTAGTAGATACACCAATTGGTAGATAACAAAAAAAGAAATGGTGGTGAGTGGACTGACTCTAGGTTCAGAAGCTTTGTCACCTCTGCATTGAGAGCAGCCTCTAGGCGTTGGCCTCCTAAGTTCAAAGCTTTGAAAGAAGCTTTCGTTGGTAGGAAGACTAACAAGAAGACAGGCAAGCTGGCAATGCATTACAAATGTGCCAAATGTAAAAAGCATTTTGTTGCTGCTGATGTACAGGTAGATCATATACTCCCAGTAGTATCACCAACAGAAGGCTTTGTTAGTTGGGACTTGTTCATTGATCGTATCTTTTGTGAGATAGAAAATCTACAAGTGTTGTGTAAGCCTTGTCACAAGGTGAAGACAGATGAAGAGAAAGCAGAAAGGAAAAAGAAATGAATGTAGAACTGTTAGATGAACATGACGATGGTAGTGCTACCTACCAATTTGATTTAACATGGGAAGAGCGTAACCTCTTGCTTAACTTAGGTATAATTACAGCCATCAAGAATGGCATTAATGAAGGAGCTAAATATGTCGGTGACACTAGTCTGGGCAACCCCGAATGCGGAACATCTGATAGCGTACATGGCGAGGGTGAGCAACCCAGAGAATCAGAACAACCCTGAGACAGCTCCTAAGCTGTTGAAGTATTTGATGGACAACAAACATTGGAGTCCATTTGAAATGGTCAATGTCTGTATGGAAATTGAAACCACCCGTGACATTGCCCGTCAAATCCTGCGACACAGAAGCTTCAGCTTCCAAGAATTCTCACAGCGGTATGCCATTTCCTCACGCTATGAAACCAGTGAGGTAAGGCTACAAGACAATAAGAATAGACAGAACTCAATCCCCGTAGAAGACCGTGAACTCATCAAGGTATGGGATGAGCTACAGACAGACGTTTTAATCGCTGCTAAACGGTCCTATGAGGCTGCATTAGGCATGGGCATAGCCAAGGAAGTAGCACGAAAGGTGTTGCCTGAAGGATTAACTACCAGTAGAATGTACATGAACGGTACACTGAGAAGCTGGCTGCACTATGTTGACATTCGCTGTGACAAAGCAACACAGAAAGAACATCGTGAAATAGCAGACCAATGTAAAGTAGTACTAACTAACTTAGTCCCATCCTTGTTTTAGTAGAGCAAGCAGTAGCCATCTGAGGTATAACTACCTTTCTTTTCACGGGAGCTTCGGCTCCCTTTTTTCCCACCCTAACAGGAGTATTTATATGGCAAAGTTTAAGGTCAACATTGACCTGTCTAGGGATGCATTGTTCGATGAACTAGGCATCCAGAGATTAAGAGAAAGTTACATGAAAGAAGAAGAGGCTAGTCCTCAAGAAAGATTTGCATATGTTTCGGAATCGTTTGCTTCAAATCAAGAACACGCTCAAAGACTGTATGACTACAGCAGCAAGCATTGGCTCAGCTACTCTACACCCATCCTATCGTTTGGTCGCTCTAAACGTGGCCTTCCTATCAGCTGCTTCCTTAACTACATGGACGACAGTGCAGAAGGCTTGGTTGACAACCTATCAGAAACTAACTGGCTATCCATGTATGGTGGTGGTGTCGGTGTGCATGTGGGTATCCGCAATAGTGATGATAAGTCTACTGGTGTTATGCCCCACCTTAAGATCTACGATGCTAGCTCATTGGCCTACCGTCAAGGACGTACAAGACGGGGCAGCTATGCTGCCTATCTAGACATCCATCACCCTGACATCATCCAGTTCTTGGAGATGCGTAAGCCTACTGGTGACCAGAATGTACGCACACTAAACCTACATCATGGCATCAACATCACTGATGAATTCATGACCATCATTGAGAAGTCTATGAAAGACCCAGACTTTGATGACAGCTTTCAATTGAAGAATCCTGCCACTGGTTTGGTGGTGGAGACAGTGTCTGCTAAATATCTGTGGCAGAAAATATTAGACCTGAGAATGCAAACAGGTGAGCCATACTTAGTATTTATTGACACAGCTAACAAGGCTATGCCTAAGTGGTTGAGCGACAAAGGCTTGAAGATTAATGGTAGCAATCTGTGTACAGAAATCTTTCTACCAACTAACGAGAAACGAACAGCAGTTTGTTGCTTGTCTTCTCTCAACTTGGAATACTATGATGAGTGGAAGAACGACAAACAATTTATTCTAGATGTTATGGAAATGTTAGACAATGTCTTGCAATACTTCATTGACAAAGCACCATCAACAATTGCCAGAGCTAAGCTTAGTGCAATGATGGAGCGTAGTATTGGTGTGGGTGCGTTAGGCTTCCATGCTTTTTTACAGAAGAAAGGTGTAGCCATCGATGGTGTGATGGCTAAGAGCTATAACAATGAAATATTTAAACACATACATGCTTCGTGTCTACGGGCTGATGCTGTCTTGGAGCAGCAGCGTGGTAGTTGTATCGATGCTGGCCTTGATAATATTAGTAGAAGGTTTAGTCATCACACTGCTATTGCTCCTAATGCCAGTAGCAGTCTTATTATGGGGAATACTAGCCCTTCAGTCGAGCCGTACAGAGCGAATGTTTTTAGGCAGGACACACTTAGTGGAGCATTCGTATATAAGAATAGGTTCTTAAAGACAGAACTTGCTGCACTGGATATGGACAATGACGATGTGTGGGCATCCATCATCAGCAATGAAGGATCTGTACAGCACTTAGACATTCCTGAGCAGTTGAAGGAAGTGTTTAAAACTGCTATGGAAATTGATCAGCGTTGGTTGGTTGAGCTTGCAGCAGATCGTCAACAATACATTGACCAAGGCCAGAGCATTAACCTGTTCTTCCCTGCAAATGTATCCATTAAATATCTACATGCCATCCACTTCCTTGCTTGGAAGAGTGGATTGAAAAGCTTATACTATCTCCGTTCAGAGAAGGTAAGGAAAGCAGATAAGGTTGGTGCTCAAATCAAGCGTCAGAAGATTGAAGATGAAATTGATTTGAAAACTGTGGCTGATGGTGAAACTTGTTTAGCATGTGAAGGGTGAATATGAAATTCAGAAAGAAGCCTGTTGTTATTGAAGCAACACAATGGTTTAAGATGGGTGACCATCCTGCTGTCAAAGTTTTAAATAGTGACTCATCAAAAGGATGGATCAGCACACTTGAAGGAGGTCACGAAGTCACTAAGGGCGACTGGATCATCACAGGTGTGAAGGGCGAACACTACCCCTGCAAGCCTGATATCTTTGAAATGACTTACGAACCTGCGGAGTAAATATGGTAAGAACAAAAGCAGATATTACGCAAGAGCGCACAACATTTAAGCCATTCAAATATCCTTGGGCATATGATGCTTGGCTTCAGCATGAGCAAAGCCATTGGCTTCATACTGAAGTGCCTATGTCTGAGGATGTTAAAGACTACAGAAAACTCAGTGCTAATGAGCAAGAGTTTCTTACTAAAATCTTACGCTTCTTTGTACAAGGTGACTTGGACATTGGCAGTGGTTATCATGACCATTACATCCCAGTGTTCAAGCAACCTGAAGTAAGGATGATGATGAGTGGCTTTGCAGGTAGGGAAGCTTTGCATGTGGCAGCATATGCTCACCTCATTGAAACCTTGGGCTTGCCTGAATCTACCTACAATGAATTCCTCCAATACAAAGAGATGGTGGAGAAGCACGACTACATTAACAACTTGAACGCAGCACCAATGGCTGAAAAGATTGCAGCCATCTCTGCCTTTGGTGAAGGCATGCAACTATTCTCTAGCTTTGTGATGTTGCTAAACTTTGCAAGGAATGGTAAGCTTAAAGGGCTGGGCCAAATCATTGCTTGGTCCATCGTTGACGAAACTCAACATGCTGAAGGCATGATTAAGGTCTATCGTGAATACGTTAAACACCATCAGGATGAAACGACTTCGGATCGCATTAAAGAAATTGCTCATCAAATGGTGGGTCTGGAGGATCAGTTTGTGGATCTGGCTTTTTCAATGGTCGAGGTTGAGAAGCTTACGAAAGAAGAAGTGAAGCAATACATTCGCTACATTGCAGATCGTAGACTCATCTCTATGGGAATGAAGGGCATCTATAAGATTAAGAAGAATCCTCTGCCGTGGGTGGATGGTATGCTTGGTGTTAGCCACACCAACTTCTTTGAGCAGCGTGTAACAGACTACAGCAAGGGTGCTACCACTGGTACATGGGATGATGTATGGGGGAAAGCAGCATGATAGTTGTTAATGTCAGACAAGGCATAGGGCTAGACATTGAATATAATGACGACATATGCCACATTGTTAATGATGGTGGTGACACTGATAAGCTGTATGCATATAGTGGTATACTAATCAAGTTGCCTTTCATTAGCATCTACATTGGTGAGTTTGATGAAATTGGATCGCTCACTAATAGCAATAAATCTACAGGGGAATAACATGCAAGTCAAGTCTGAACGATCTGCACCACTGCGTATTCAATTTGAACAAGGCTATAAAGCTTTCAGGCATGGATGGATGGTCAATCAATATGACCCACTATCTGTGGCAGGTAAAGAATGGCAACGGGGATTTGACCGTGGCTACTTCGATAACATTGAAAGACTCAATGGCTACCAAGCGGTTCGATAAAGAACTCCACGACACCTATGACAAGTTTGGAAGAGATGTAGTTAAAAGCTATGTCTCTTCTTTTTGGAATATGGAAGCTAGAGATAATCCCGATAGATATGGGATTGATCTGCATCTGTATAAAGATGATTTGTTGGTGGGATATGCTGAGGTAGAGGTCAGACTATCATGGAAAACTGTAGAGTTTCCATACGAAGATTTGAATGTACCTGCTAGGAAGAAGAAGCTCTTAACACAAGAGATGCCTACACACTTCTTTTCAATTAACAAAGATGGAACAGCCTTGTTTCATTGCGAAGCTGCTGCTGTATTAGCTTCAGAAATTAAAGAGTCTAGAAACAAATATGTCTACCAAGGAGAACTCTTTTACAAGGTTCCTCTTGATAGACTATCTTATGTTGTATTATCTACGACTGGCGAGGCCACCCTTAGCTAAGCCGATTCTTTTCTTATTCTCTTTATCTCTGTAGGTTCCACCTACCAAGTCTCTAATAGCATCAACAGCTTTAATCTCTTCTCTATTGATATCTTTTAATACAGAGCTAGGTGTGTCCATGCCTACATTGTATTTACGCAACACTTTGAATTGATCTTCCAATACTCTCAAAGCTTCTGCCTTATCTTTATTACCCACTTTTTCAAGAGAAGCAATTACTTTAGGAATGAAGTCATCAACTTCCATGTAGATGTCGGATTGATTCTTAGCGAACATCTTTAATCTACCTGCTGTTGTTTGACTACTCTTAATGATAGGGGTTTCTCCAGCTTTTAAAGCTGCTGCGCCACCTGTCTCTCTAAATTCATTTCTGATAATACTACGAATGGTTCTGTAAGCATTCAAGGATTGGACTTCTTCACTACCCCTACCACCTTCTTTAATAGGCTTCATAGTTTCTGGAACAAGAAAATCATCCTTTATACTTTGTAACTTGTACATAGCCATTCGTTTAACTTTATCTTGTTGTTCGGCTAAAGGAATCTTCTTTTCTGTCTCTCTCATGTTTCTACTAATAGCAAGCTTTTCACTCTCAGTAAAAGCATCTTCTGTTTCTTTTAAGCCAAGAGAACGAGGAATACCTAAAGGACGAGCAACAGTAGGACTACCAGTGATGGAACGAGCTATGGTATTCATGTCACCATTACCAGCAGACTTTCTATATTGTTCCATAGGCATGTTAATTCTTCTGAATTCATAATCAGCGTATGGAATCTTAGTCTCTAAAATATTAGCAGGTTCTTTGCCACCAAAGCGAGGATCACTTAGATTAAATCTAATGTCTTTAGTAAAGGAAGTTGCTCCAATATTTAACTCAGTGTGCCAAGTGTCTGAAATATTTTGTGGGTCAGTAAACCCTCTCTTTAAAATATCATCAGCATTTGTTTCTGTACCATGATAGAGGGTTACTGGTGGCCTATCTTTATATTTAACACGCAAATCATCCAGCTTCTTTTGTAATGGAATAGAGAATGAAACAAAATCTTCTACAGCTTTTGGATCATTAACATCTACTTCTTTACCTTTGGCTGCTCTGTATTCACCCTGAGCTACAGCAATAACATCATCCTCAATCTTACCTGCCACATTAGGCATTTCAATAAGTTTATCAAAGGCGTTAGTTCTAAGGTCTTTTAGTGAAGAGAGTGTGTTTTGTCTTGTCTCTAAACCAGTACCAAACTTAGGTTTATTAAGGTTTATTTCAGACAGTTCCTTCATATAAGGAGATATAGGTTCTTCCATAGGAAGATCTGTTTTAATTTCTGGAACCACTTCAGGCTCTATCTTAGGTGGTGGAACAGCCTCAGCTTCTGATACAAGCTTTTCCATCTCAACATCAACTGGCTTAGGCTGAGATACAGCAGGGCCATACTTGTTCTTAACATATGGCTTCTTAGCCATAGCCGATGCAGGTGTAGCTAGTGCTTGTGCTGTTTGTTCTGCAACAGGGGCAATGGAATGTTTAGAAACAATATCACCAAGAGACATGGCTGTCTTTTTAACGCCAGCTTCAACAGCTTCACCAATAATGTTTCTAGCTAACACACCACCCGTAGCCATCTTAACTACACCGCCATTAGCATAGCCCGGCAAAGCTCTCATAGCTTCAGCATAGGCTAGTGCAGTGGCATAGTCTTTAGTGGTGGCTAAGTCTTTGCCTTGCTGCTGTTGATATGTTTCATTAACAACACGCTTAAGCTCAGCAGGAAGTTTAGAATATTGTATTTCGTACAAGCGAGGTTGTTTACCTGCAGCAAAAGCTGCTGCTTCATCTTTATTGGTAGCAATTTCTTTAGCTGTCTTCTGTGCCCATCCAATCAGATTCTGCAGCGCTACCTTCTGTAAGTCTTTACTGCCTTCTGCATAGAAGCTAGTATTCTTGAGGTTGTCAAACTGTTCCATCACCAATGGAGCCATAACCTTACGAGCTTCAGCATCTACAATCTTATCCCCAGTGCTAGTGAATATTTTATTAAAAGGTACTTTAAGTCGAGAGACTTCACCTTCAAGTTCAGAAGGCACTCCTTTAATAGCTATACCAGACAACATCTTCAATGGACCATTGTCATTGAATGCTGCTGTCTCTCTCAATGGTGGTTGATATACTGGCAACTCTTGTTTCAATATAGGAGTACGCTTCATCAACTGTTGTGTGGCTGAAGAAGTAAAGCCTTCCTCACCTGCCGGAATCTGATAAGCATCTCTAGGCAGAGTTTCGTTACGATCAATAGCACCAATGATGTCGCTGATCTGTTGGAAAGGAACAAGTGCTCTACCTAAGTATTCACCAACCCACTCACCAAAGAATGTTTTAACTTTGTTATCTGCTGTATCTTCACCTAATGCTGCACTAGATTGTGCTTCAGCAAACTTATCACCAAGCCATGAATATGTACCTGCTGGTGCTTTAAAGCCCGTCATAGCTTCTAAGAATTCCTTAGACTTAAACTCATCTGTTCTTCCTTTGTTAAATTTAACAAGGTAGTCACCTAATGCTAGGAAAGGAGCAGCAGGGAATAAAGCTCTAGCATCTACAGTAGAGCCATCAGGATTCTTGATGTTATACCATTCAGAGTCTTGGTTTTCTTGTCTGTATTTATAAGCAGCATACAAAGCAGCAGTGCCTACAGCACCCTTAGAGAAGTTCTCTAAGCCTTGTGTAAGCTGTTTAGTTCCCATGTCAGCATCACCCCTAGCAACCTTTGTAAGGCCACTTGCAATGTCTGCACTTCCAGACAAAGCGCCAGTAGGCATGTGCTTGTATGTCCACTCCATAGCATTAGCCATGAAGCGAGGGAAAGGAATAACAGTAGAACCAATAGGACCAAGCTCTTCAATAAACTTCACAGCATGGAACATTGGGCCTTTGGTAGGCATCTTACTAAATGTACCTGTTAGTGCTTCATTAACAGCATTCTGTAACACATCAAATGGCACTTGCTTACCTTGAGCAATAACATCATACATGTCAATACCAACACGACTTAGTTGCTTCTCCACTGAGGAAGTGAACATAGCCTTACGGAAGAAAGCATCTTGTGCTACGTTAAATGTGTTAGCAATTTGTGCTGCCTTAGACAAGTCATTAGGACCAGCTTCACCTGTTGTCTTAACCATCCTTCGATATAAAGCAGGAGTACCATTAAGCAAAGCTTCTGTCACTTCAGAAGACAAGTCTCTCTGTCCTAAGTAGAAAGCAGAACGAACAGCATCATCATAGACACCCTTCAATCCACCAGTGAAGCTACCTGTAACTGGCTTACCAGTGGTTAGTTCACCTGCTGTCTTACCTAGTCTGTATAAAGAAGATTCAATGGCTTCTGCTGCTGTACCAAAGGTAATGACAGACACACCAGAGAAGGCGTTCCTAAGAGTTGTAGAAAGCTGAGACACCATCAAAGCTTTCAGCTCTCTATCAAGACGCATACCAAAGTCTTTAACACCAGTGAATGCAGAAGTTACAGCACTTCTATCACCATACATCTTATTCAATTCAGACGCAGCAGCAGGGTCAATGTTCTTCAGTTTGTTTTGAAGGCGAGCAACTACAGATAGGCTCTGCAAAGAACGAGCAGCATCACCTGCTGAAGTTCTAAACATCTTAGCAAACTCATCTGGTGTTACATCAGCAGAGGCTAATGCTCTTTCAAACACCACATCATCAAATGTATCTACAGATTCTAGTGTACGCTTAATAGCATCAGAAACTTTCTCTGTAGCTTTAGGAGCAAGCTCAGGCATCTGCTCCCAAATGTCTTGAGCAATTAGTGTAGCTCTCTTATTAAGATCATTCCTAACTTCCATCTGTGCTACAGATGTAGGCTGGCCTTGAGCATCAAGAAGCTTACGGCCTTCATAGATGTCATAAGCATCTTCTAATGCTTTTTCTGTGGGGTCTTTTGATGTTACTTCTACCTTAGGCGCAGGAGTTGTTGGTTCTCCTACTGCAGGTTTCTTTCTAGCTTTGAGGATGTCATCTAGCTGACTGGCTGCTCCCTTCTTTCCAGCACGAAGGAATGGTAACACTTCTGCTGTCTCAGTGATAGCACCAATAGCACCCGCCAAAGCTACCTGCTTACCTCTAACACCTTCTTCCAGTCTCTTCTGCCTATCTTCTTTATACTTCTTAAGTAGTTCCTGCCCTGTATCATCAAGTGTATTAGGATCAATCTTATTAGCTTGATCTAGTTCAGCTTGTGTTACATTCAATTCAATTTTCTGACTAGTAGTTTCTTGTGCTGCTGTAGTAACACCACCAACAGAAGGAGTTGCTGCAGCCATGCCAACACCTTTGGCAGAAGTAAGAGCAGCCTTAGTTCCTTTTTCTGCTACTAATTTTGTTAAACCGCTACTAACAATCTTACCTGTTCCAAGTGTAAGAGCAGTAGAAGGGCTACTGACAATACTAGAAATAACATCCATCACTGGACGAAATCCCTTTTGTCCTCTGTTCTTTTCGTCAAATACGCCAGCAGTGTTCTTAAACAAGTCATAAGCTGCACCAGCTTTTAAAATGTCTTCTTGCTTAGCATTGTTTAAATATTGTAGTTCGCCTACACTATTGAACTCATTGCCCGTGTCGAGCATTCGCATATGTGTAGCAAAGCGATTGACAAAGTCTTGCTTTGTTTCCCCTGCCAGAAGAACACCTTCCTTACCAAACCTAGCAGCAGCATAGTCTTGGATGGTTTTGAAGTTCTTATCGTCTTTCCACAAAGCATCAAAAGGAATCTTCTGTGCTTCTTCCTTACGAATGTTTGCGGCTCTTTCTGTCAAAGCTGTAGCTCTTTGACGAGGAGCTAAGAAGGCAGGTTTAGTTAAATCTTCTGGAGGCTTCTGTGGTGTAGGAGCCAACGGCTGTACTGTGTCTGTAAAGACAATAGATGGTTTGCTTGGTGTATCAGTAAACTTAATTGTGGATGAAGAAGATTGCTCTTCGTCATCTAAAAATTTGATAGCCATTATTATTGAACCTCTGCTGATCGTCCGTTGATTGTAATCTTAGTACCTTTAGGTAGGTTAGCTGCTTCAGCTTCTGCTACAGATTTGAAATCTCTAACAGGAGCTGCGGGGGCTGCTGGCTTAGGCTGCGGAGCCATAGGACCGCCACGAGTAGAGGCTGCAGGAGTTGCTGCGGGAGCTGCAGGAGAAGCTGCCGGAGGATTGACAGGCGTAGGCAAAGCACTCATCAACACATTCTCAGGCGTGGCTTTAACAGCTCTACCATCTTTATCAAATGTAACACCAATGGATACCAAGGCATTCCTAGATGTAACTGACTTAGGCTTACCATCTGGGTTGGTGAATTCATTAATCATAGCATTACGAGACTGAGCATAAGCCATCTTCATCTGTGTATCTGCAATGGTCTTAGGAGTGATGGTGATGTTACCCTGCATGTCTGTAGAAGTAACAAACTTACCGGGAGCCAATGACTCAAGTGTGGATGCAAAGCCTCTAGAAGCAACAGTGATGAGGTTGGATTGTGTAATCTTCTCTTCGCTAGCTTCTTTAGGATTGGACATAAGCTTAATACGCTGTTGTAACAGAGTAGCAGCCATAGCTCTTTCCTGTTGGGTCTTCTTAGGGTCTTGAGCTTGGTTAGCCAGATCTGTTCTAATATCTTCTTCAGTAGTTTTGCTTCCAATTTCTGTAGCTTGCTTAGCAACTTTAATCTTAGCTAAATTATTTGTAGCTTCTTGTTTCTCTTCTGGTGTCTTAGCATTCAATGCTTTAACTCTAGCATCACTTTCAATCTGATCAAATGTTTTACTCTTAGCAAGTTGGCTATAGTCCATCTCACCCATCATGTTAGGTGGTCGTTTAGTAGTGATGTCTTGATAGCCAATCAATTGTTCCAAAGTCATGCCATATTTAGCAGCAGACTTCTGAGCTTGAGTGTAGCCATTCCCAGCAACAAGCTGATCAACCAAGCCACCACCCTTAGAAGCAGTGTTAAACAACTCTCTAGTTTTCTCTGTAGCTGCAGCTCTCACTTTGAATAGCTCATCCATATAGTCAGAAGCCTTCACATTAGCAGGAGCATTCTCTGCCGCTTTAAAGAAGGAAGGTGTTAAACGAGTGGACAATTCTGGA